GTCGCCGAGGTCGAGATTCTCGTCCTGCCCCGTCGTGGCGACCATCACGAAGGCGTCGCGCGCCAGGAAGTAGCCAGTGCCGGTCTGCGTGCGGTACTGGAGGTCGTACTGCTCGATGGCGGGCAGGCCGTCGCGGGCGAGCGCCCGGTTGATGCCGTCGAGGTCGGCCCGCGCCTGCGAGACGGCGATGGAGCCGTTCACGTTGACCACCGGCAGACCGGTGCGGGCCTTCACCTTGTCGTTGCCGGCGAGGATGGAGACGACCGTGCGGCCGGCGAAGATGCGGTTGACCGTGTAGCCCTTCGAGGCCAGCAGGTCGGCCTGCGCCAGAATGTCCGTGAAGGGGTCGTAGGCGTCCGACGACCACGTCCCGCCCGCCGTGACGCGGTGGTTGGTCGGGTTGGAGTAGCTGACCGTCTCCGTGTAGGCGTTGTCGCCCGTGCGCGTCACGGAGGCCGAGACGATGGCGTCCCAGCGCTGCTTCTCGTTCAGCTCCAGGAGCGCGCGGTTGACCGTCGTGTCGAGCCAGCGGGTGACGCGCGCCACGCCCTCCATCGTGAGGTTCTGGCCGAGGACTCGGAGCAGGGCGTCGTACTGCCGGCCGTCCATCTCGCGCGCGATGTCGGACTCGCCGAGCACGACGAGGAAGCTGCCGACGAGGTCGGCCCCCTTCTTCTGCGTCGGGCTGTAGCGCGTGCCGGAGTTGGCGATGACCGTGCGGTACTTGATCTGGTCTTCCTGGTACTCGTTCTGCTCGACCATCCGTTCGGGGAGGATTTCCGCGCCGAGGTAGCGCCGGGCGGGCGGGCCGAACTGCGCGAGCGGGCGGCGGGCGAGCCGGGCCACCGTCCCGTCCTGCATCATCCCGCTGATGAGCGAATTAAGGTCTGCCATCGCTTAGACTCCTTCTTAGGCCGCGCCCCTCGTGGTGACGTAGGTCGCGCGCAGTTTCGCCAGCAGGGCGGAAGAGAGGGACGCGAAGCCGGGCAGGAAGTTCTCCTTCACGATGCTGCCGGGCCGGTAGAGTTCCACGTCGGCGTTCGTCGCGGCGTTCGTCACGTCGAAGGCGACGATGAGCACCTCGTCGTCGGCGTCCGCGGCCGGGCCGAAGGCCGTGCCCGCGGCCCGCTCGGCGAAGGTGCGGCCGACGAGGGTGCCGGAGTTGATGCGCTTCGGGTTCGTCCCGACCCCCGCGTAGCGGGCGGCGTCGCCGGCTTCGAGGGCGTTGACGAGCGCCTCCACCGCGAGCGAAGTCGCGCCGGCCGCCGCGCCCGCCGAGAGCGTCGCGTACTCGTCGGCGCTGAAGCGGAGCACCGTGCCCGAAGGGATGGCCCCCGCGAGCGCGACGACGGGGACGGAGGTCGCGCCCTGCGCCGCGCCGCCGGTGTCCACCGTGACGAGCACGCTGTCGGTGGCGAAGAACTGCGCGGCGTCCACCCTCGCGCCTCCCGGAACGAGGTGCTCGCGGCTCAGGAAGTCCCCGGCCCACGCGGGCGCGGTCAGTTGGTTGGCGGTCTGCACGATTCTTGCCATGTCGGTTTCCTCTTCTTAGGCTGCCGCCTGCCTCGGCTTCGGGGGCGCGTCCACGCTGGCGAAGTAGGACTCGGCGACGTTCGGGGGCTTCGAGCCGCCCCCCGCCCCGTGGCCCGGCAGCGGCGTGCCCGTGGGCTGCGAACTGGCGGCCAGGGAAGGCTGGAGGGCGGCGAGGGCCGGGGTGGTCTTCACCACGTCGGCGAGCGACTTTTCGATTAAGGAGCCGTCCGACTGCTTCACCTTCGCCACGGCTTCCTTCTTCCCGTCCGCGCCGTCGCGGATTTGGACTTGCGAGAGGTCGAAGACGGCCGGCACGAGCAGGGCGGTCTTCTCCTTGTCCCAGCCCATGACCTCGCCCACGCTGGCGGCGTGTTTCGACTTCTCCGCTTCTTCGGCCTTCTGCTTGAAATCGCCGTGCTCGGTCTTGAGCGTGTTGAAGGCTTCTACGGAGGTGACGCCCGCCTCCTTGACGGCCCGAACGAGTTCGGCGTCCCCCTTCGGCACGGTGTCGTGGCCGCGCGGGACGACGCTGGCGGACGCGAGGGCGGATTCGGCCTCGCCCTTCTTGCGGTTGGCCTCGTCACGCTGCTGTTCGGCCGTCTCCTTCTCGGTCTTGAGGGCCGCGTTGTTGACGACGAGCGGGTGGTCTGACGAGACTTCGGCGACGGCACGGCCGCCCTTCATCACGTAGTGCTCCCGAAACGCCTCCGGCACTTCGGCGAGTGAGTTGTAGGTTGGGAACATGGTCACTCCGGACTGCTGTCCTTCCCGCTCTCCGGCGGGGTTGGCCGCAAACGTGGGCGCGCGTTGGTGCGCGCGAGATGGTTGGATTTTAGGTTAGGGCGTGAGGCAAGTGGCGGGGTAACAGGACAGTAACAGGACAGCGGTTAGGCGGACTCTTGCACGTCCTGCCGGCGCTGGCGGCGCTTGTTGACGCGCTCCATGTACTTGTGTTCCGGGCAGGTTTTCGTGCCCGGCTCCGGCGCGTCTTCGCAGGCGTAGCAGGTCTGGGCCTCACGCCGGGACTGTCGGAGGCGGCGCATACTCACCGCCTTCGGGGTCAGAGCCTTAACGTACCGCTGCGTGTTCATCAGTTCCAGCATCGAAGGGCCGGGATGTCTGAGAGGTCGAATGCTTCGCCCCGCACTCGCTTCTCAAAGTCATATGCGAGGATTGAGACCAGCGCCGCATCCGGGTTGAAATAATCCCCGCACCCACGCCCGCCCTCGCCGTACATATGGCGCAGCATACGCGCCCGCTCGCAACTATTCATCGCGTAGTTACGGAGCACCGCGCAGGCGTAAATCAGTTCCATCGAAGATGCATCCTCCGTATCAGCGTCCGGAACACCCCGCACCACAGGCAAGCCGGGTTGTAGCACCACTCCCGGCGGGAGGCCGTGTGGCGGGTGTGCTGGAGGGCCGTCATAAGCATTCAAAGGTAAAGGGTCGGCGCACCCCATCAGTTAAAGCTTCCGCCGCTTCTAAGGCTCTCTCAAGACGCCATCGCGGGCCTTCCTCACTCCCCCGCGTGGTGTAGAGTGAACCCATCGCCACCTCTGCCCCGCTCCCGATAGCCGCGTAGCCTTCTGGAATGTAGAGGTGAGACAGCACTCCGTCGAAGTTGAACAGGCAGCCCTGCGCGCCTATCAGAATCCGGTAGCCGATGCTCTGCTGCCCCTCCTCCGTCTGTCCCATATAGCCGTATTCGGTGGCGGCTTCGCGCAGGGCTTTGGCGAAGTCCGTCGCCAAGTAACGTCGGATGTCCGCGCCGGACTCTGGAGGCTGCACTTTCGCGCAGTAGCCGACGAGTTCGGACGTGCGCCAACTGCCCGCCCCTCCGATGATGAAGTCACCGACGCGAAACAGCTTTGACGGGCCGGAGTAGACGACGCCCCCGGCGAGGAAAAAGGAGTCGGCCCCCATCCAGACCTCCCCCCCTTCAGCGATGCCGACGATACAGGTCATGCCGGAAGCCCCTCCCTCGTCTTATCCTCCACGGTCGGCGGGGCGGCCGGGTTCGGGGCCAGCCCCGCCGCGATCTTCGCCCGCTTCTCCGCGAGGATTTTCTTGGCCGTTGATTCGGGGTCTGTGTCGCCCGCGGCGATCCGCGCGTCCTCTTCGGACTTGACGCCTTCCTTCATCTCTTCGATGTTGACGCGGCGCTCGTCGGCCGAAATCGGCCCGGCGTCCACCGTCGCCTTGAACGACACCCGCAGCCCGTCGAAGTACCCTTCCTTGCCAGCGAAGATGGCGACGAGCGAGAGGAAGGTTTCCATCACCGAGGAGCCGACGTAGTCAACCTCCGACTTCGTTTCGTCCAGCGCCTTCTTATGGTCTTCCCGCGCCTGCTGCCGGCTCACGCCGGAAGAGGTGGCGTCGCCCGCAATCAGTACGTGGAGCTGGTCGCACTCTTCGAGGATGTTCTGCTTGGCCGTCTCGGCCGTCTTGATGTAGGTGTCTACGTTGACCGGCTCGATGACCTTCACATCCGGGTTGGCAAGCTGCGGCCTCCACTGGAGTGTCTTCGGGTCTTGCTCCGAGATGTCCGTACCCTGCATATAAGCCCGCTTACCCGGCCCGCGCTCGTAAAAGCTGGGGTCGCCCTTAACGAACGCCCTGACCATCTGTCCGGGGTTGTCGGGGTCTTCGACCTCGACCATCTTGCCGGGCGGCTGGGTGTTGAAGAAGATTTCTTCCCGGAACCCGGCCTCGTCCATGTTGTGCGAGAGCATGGTGCCGGCCTTGTCTTCGAGCTTCTGCTGGCGCTTGACGGCGTCGGTAATCAGCGCCTCGCCGTCCAGCTCGAAGAGGAGCAGGTTGCCGTTCAGGTTGTAGGCGTACTCCGGCTCCCCCGTCTCGCCGCCGGTGATGTAATCGCGCGCCCGCTCAAGTAACCCCCTGCCGGCCTGCGCCCGCGCCTGCTCGGATTGCGACGCGCCGGACTGCCTGAGCGTCCTGATGGCCGTCTTCCCGTCCTCCCGCACGTAGCAGAGGCCGAGGCACGGGCGGCCCTGCTCGTCCTCGAAGGTGTAGACGCCGGCCTTGCCCATGCTGAAGGTGTCGGTGACGACGGTCGCCTCGTCGGGCTTGGGGGCGAGCAGGAATATCTTTCTGGCGGCCTCCTGAAAGCTCATGCGGGGCATCCCCAGCGTCGTGCGCGTCCCGTCAGACACCTCCTGACGGAGCGCCGGGGGCCAGTAGAGGCGCAGGGGGCCGCGCCCGACGGCGCAGTAGTGCGTCACGGCCTGCCGGAAGGCCCGCAAGCCCCGCTGGCCGTTCCACCAATCGAGGAGCAGTTCGTTAGCCTCCTCGATGCGGGCCTGCTCCTGCGGGTTGGGCTTCGCGTCCTCAAGTTCGCCCGTCTCCCTGTTCAGCACCTTTTCGGGCTTCCGCCTGAGAGACACTATCCATCCCGGCTCGCGGCCCACTACGCCCCGGCGGTGCCGCCTGACGACCGACGGGATGGTGCCCTTCGGGGTGAAGACGCGGCCGATGCCGCCTTTGAGCACCGTGGAGGTCTGTGCGTCGCCGCCGCCGAAGGGCGGCCCCGAATAGCCCTCGCCCTCCTGCCAGTTGTTTTTGTCTACGACGTAGGCGAGGCTGGATTTGTCGCCCTCTTTCTGGCGTGCCCGCAGCTCCGCGGAGGCTTTCGTGTAGTCCCACTGTGGGAAGGGCAGGTACATTAGCGTCGCCTCCCGTCGAATATGTTTTCTTCCGTCGTGCCGGGGAGTTTGGGGCGGGGGCCGGGGACGGGCAGGCTTCGCGCCCGCGCCGCCGCCATGCTCAGGCAAACCGCCAAGTCAATCTTGAGCGATTCCGTGCGCTTCACAATCCGCAACTTCTTGCCGTCCGCCGTCTTCTTGTCGGCGTTGTCGAGGTGCTTCCGAAGTCTCGTATCGCCGTCGTGGGCGATGAGCCGCGCCGTGATGAGGTCGAGCAACTGCTTGTCGGAGGCCGTGCGGTCGGATTGCTGGCCGAACTCGGAAGTGAACACGCCCTTGAAAGGTCGCCCGTCCTTCGTCTTCGACGGCTTCGATAGGTGCTGCATCATCTGCACCAACTGCGTCGGGTCATAGGCTATTTGCAGCACGTTCCAATCGAGGCAGAAGTTCTTAACGTCGTCCTGAATCTGCTCGAAGTCCCGCGGCTCGCCCTTCGCCTCCCAAGCCATCACGGCGCGCACGGCGACGGCGTCGGCCTTGTTGGGGTGTCTCGACACCGCCACGCCCCCGAAAACGTCGCCGCGGGCCGCATACGCGCCGTCTAGGGCCAACACAAGCGGGGTGGACTTATCGAGCGGGGGCAAATCCTCTTTGCAGGCGTCCCACCACAGGATGGAGTCGAGGAACCTTTCGTTCCCGGTGCTCTGGAAAGCCTCTTCTGCCGTCGAGGGGTATTCCTGCAAGTCCAGCACGGAAGAGAGGGCTTCGGAAGCCACGCGCGCGCGCCAAGCGTCGTCACGGCCGGGCCGGGCACGCCACGATAAAAAGAGGGTGGCAAAGTTATTGAGGTGCTTTTCCGCGTCCGTCCAGAGCTTATGGAAAAAGCCCTGCTCGCCGTTCGCCGTCGAGACGACGAACAACTGCCCGCCCGCATCAATCGTCGGCTTCAGCGCCGTGTAAAGCTCTGTGGCCCATTGCATGAACGCGGCCTCGTCCATCAGCACCAGAGAGGCCGTGAAGGAGCGTCCGGCGCTGCGGGTGGCGGCCAGAGATTGCACGCGCGAGCCGTTCGCCCACTGGAGCTCGGAGAGGTTGTCTTTAATCAGCGGGTTTGAGGCGCGCAGCCACAGGGGGAGGCGCAGATACATCTCGCGGATTCTGCGGGCCAGTTCGTAAGCCTCTAACGCGCCCTTAGAGAACAGCAAGACAACCTTGCCCGGCTTGAACATACACAGCCATAGCGCGTAGGCGCAGCACAGCCACGTAATGCCGAGTTGCCGGGCTTTCAGGATGATGAGGAGCCGTTCCGCGGCGAGTTTCAGCAGCGCCCCCGCCTGCGCGGGCCAGAGCTTGAAGGGTACAACGGCCAACTCTTCGCCCTGCGGCTCGTCAATCTGCACGTATTCGTTGACGAAATGGGCCACATCGAAAGCGCACGCCGCCCTCTCCCCGCGCCTGCGGAGGAGTTCCTGCGCCGCGCCACTAGGCGTGAGCGGGGGCGGGCTACTTAGCGCCGCTGGCGATGCGTGCAAGCTCGTCATCCGTCATCTCATCCGCGCGCTTGAACTCAATCGGGCCACCGTCCTTGCCGGTGTGTTCGTGTCTCTCCGCAAATAGCTTGTGGTATTTACCTAAATCTCTCAGCGCCTCATGGGCGCTGTACATCTCGAACTCGACTTCCTCGTGAATCAGAGATAGCTCAAAAGTCTCAGCTTCCTCCTCTTCGCCCTCCGTGAACTTGTCCACTTTCTTGGAAGTGCTCTTGTTTTTAAGCTTCTTGAGTAGGCCGTCCTTCCCGCTCCGTTTAGCCTGTTCTAGGTCGAATTTGCCACTCTCATTTATGAAATCCGTCACCCGCCCCCGCGCAATCTCCGAAAGCCTGTACAGGACTTCATTTGCGGTCATGGCGGCTTCATCTAAACGCCCCGCAATGTAGTCCCGAACCTTACGGATTCTTAATAGTTCGCTCGCGCGCACGGCCAGCGCGTTATCGTTCCCCGAATAACCAGCCTTACGGGCCGCAGCCGTGCCGTTAAACCGACATTCTCCGATGTAGCAGTCGGCGAACAGGCGTTGTCTCACTGAGAGGCCGTCGTCGGCCTGAGTCGGTTCAGGCTTCCGCTTCGCCTTCTTGCTTGGCTTGCCCGCCTTACGTACCGCCAAAACTCACCTCCCGCACCTCTCCGCCAGCACCGCTGCCCCCACCAGCACGGCCCAGCAACTAAGCATCAGCCACCGTGAACGCCTCATCTCACCCTCCGGGGAGGGCCTCGCCTCCGGGCGGCGGGGGCGAAGGTGTTGGTGTTGGCGCCTGCGGCGCGGAACCGACTTCCTGAAGGGGCGTGTAGTCCTCTCCCCAACGCTGGTCGGGCGGCACCGCCGGGCAAGGGTGTTTGCCGGTCGGCCCTCCGCAACGCTCGCACCGGCCCGCGTCAAACAGGACGGGCTTGCAAAGCGGGTATCTGCCGTTCGGGTTGGGTTGCCGGAACTGGTCGTTGTACTCCTCGACGCGCAGCATGGCCGCTATCGCTTCGGCGGCAAACGTGTTTAGCGTGCTCATCAGTTCAACCCACTTCCCTTCAGTCCGTCGTTTCCGTTCGCGCGCTCTGGCGCGAACCCCCAACCCTTAATCATTTCGACCGCCCCGCCGTTTCCACTTCTCCATCAAGTGTCTCGCCACCGGGCAGGCGAGGAGGATGAGGATGATGATGAGGCCGATGACGAGGGGCCACCTCACCTGTTCGGGGCCTCCGCCATGCGGTCGCGCCTGTCCTTCTGCCGCAGGTGGCGGAGGAAGTAGAGCACCCCGCCCATCTGGATCACCCTCCCGCCGATGATGAGGCCCGTCCCGACGGACGGGGCGATGTCGGCCAACTCCGCCACCGTCACCAGCACGATGCCGAGGGCGAGGGAGAACAGGAGGGCGGAGAAGGCCCGCGCCGTCTTCCCGTTGCTCGACCTCACGTCGTAGGCGGCGAAGAAGATGCAGGCGCACGCGGCCACGCTGGTGATGATGATGGCGATGGTCTGGGATTGCGTCATTTCCTGGTCAACTCTTCTAGCCGCCGGTTGATGTCCTGCCGGAGTTCGTTGAAGCCGGCCTTCACTTCGTCAAGGTGCTCCTTGAGCACCTTGTATTTGAGGTCATCGAGCTTGTCGTTCGTGTGGATGCTCTTGTCCTCGGCGTGGCGGGTGAGCGAGGTCAACAGGTGCTCGACCGTGCTCTCCACCTTCTGCGAGTGGCGGCTGCCGCGGATGATGAGGATGACGAAGCCGGTGATGAGCGTGAGGAGGCCGAGCACGGCGCTGACGGCCGTAATCACCCCCGTGTTGCCCGCTTCGTCCATCCTCCCCCTCAGTCCGTCAGCTTCAGCCCGCGGGCGGCAACTTGCCCGTCCCCCTGTCCCGCATCTTGCCC